TAATGTTTGTTCAGTTGTTGGGGCGGTTTGTTGAATTGCGGTTGCGTAAGGATTAGCAAGGAATTCTGCGGCCCTGGTAAAGTTACGTACACTTTTTGGCAAATAACTATTAATAGTATTGCTTAAATCACGTAAATCACCACTTGTGCCTATTGCTTGGGCAACGCCACCACGGCCTAATGATTCTGTAACGTTTGGCGTTAGTTGTAAAGCTTCTTTAAAACTTGTACCAGCTTCTCGTAAATTTTTTTCATTAGTCAAGCCATGCAAAATGTTATACAACGATTCCTTTAGCGAAACCGGTGATGGTTCATTGTAGTAATCGTATTCTTCGTAGGCCATAGCTTATTTTATAAGATTTTTCTTGTTACGCCTAATGCTCTTATTGCGGCATCCACACTATCCACACGGCTAATTGGACCGCCACGCCATTTGCCTATAAAGTCTAATTGATCAGGCGTAAACTTGGCTTTGGCATCTTTTTTAATTTCCATCAATATGGTTTCGCCAGCATAACCAACTAAAAGGTCGGGGCATCCATGTTTCATGGCGGCAAGTGACACCACGGTAGCACCTATTTGTCGTAGTGCCAAAACTATTTCTTTATGATTTGTGTCTATTCGTGCGTATGTCATTGTTTTTTAATTAAATTTTGTTAATATCAGTAAACAACACCTTTATAAAGTTTATATATGGCTAAACCAGCGTGTAGTGAACAAGAGTTTATAGCATTATTTAAAGAACATAGGTCCCCTACGGCCGTAGCCAAAATATTGAAAGTTGACATTAGAAGCGTCATTGCCCGTAGGCGAAATATAGAAAAAAAGCACGATATTGTGCTTGTATCAAACAATAATCGTGGAATACCAAGATTTACTATTCCTGAAAATAAAATTCGTTGTGAATACGAATTAAAAAACGGCATTGTTATGGTGGGTTCGGATTGCCACTATAACCCTGAATATGTTTCTACGGCTCACCGTGCTTTTGTTCATTTTATTAAACAATTAAAGCCAAACATGGTAATTCTGAATGGCGATTTGTTTGATTTTGCACAAATTAGTCAACATAACCGTATTGGTTATCAAAAACACCCAACAGTCTTACAAGAATTAGAAGAAGTTCAAAACCGATTAGGTGACATTGAAAAAGTTAGACCGGCTGGTTGTATATTGCACCGCACCATTGGAAACCACGATTTAAGGTTTGATGGCAAGCTATCTAATGTTTTACCCCAATATGAAGGGGTAATGGGTATGTGTTTAGCTGACCATTTGCCAGGCTGGTCATATAGCTGGTCAGTTGTAGTTAATAACAACACAATGATAAAACACCGGTGGCATAACGGTATTCATGCTTCGTATAACAATGTTTTAAAGGGGGGGATGAGTTTTGTCCATGGCCATCTACATTCTTTAAAAACAATGCCGTGGTCTGATTACACGGGCGACAAATATGGCGTTGATACCGGAATGATGGCCGCAGTTAAAGACGAACAATTTATTTACCATGAGGACGCAAGCGTCAACTGGCGTGCGGGCTGGGCAGTATTGACTTATATTGATGGCGTTCTAATGCCGCCTGAATTATGCCAAGTAATGAATGAAGATGAAGGGCTAGTATTTTTTAGGGGTAAATTACATGAGATTAACGCCTGAAGCATTAAAACATTTGTATTCCAGCTTGTATTGCACTTACCCATTTACTAAATGGCCTATGCCATTGCCTGAAGAAATAGAATTTATTGTTACGCCTGATCCTGAATTAATGGGTACGTATCTGCTAGATACAGGCGGTGACTATGCACACACCATTACCATATCATCAGGGCGTTGTAGCCATTTCTACACCGTTTTAACCACTCTTGCCCATGAGTGCATACATATGAGTTTTTATAAACAAAAAGGTGATAAATGGATGCAACACGGAAAGCCGTTTAGAACCCGTTGCAAGATGGTAGCCAACGAACTAGGCTTTGATCCGCTGGAATTGTAAAGTAACATATATGGGTCTTTAACCCACATAAGGATTTATTTATGGGTCATTAACTTTTTATTATTTCGCCATGTAATACAAACCTACGTTTGCAGTTGAGTAAGATAAATAGGTGACACCCATAGGTACATTGCCTTTAATGACTTGTTCTATGCCAATGTAAGCATAAATCAATCCAGTAACAATAATTAGCCAGCTACTCATTCAATAATTCTTTCACGTTTTCTAGCAAATCTTCTTCAGAGAAACCCCAATATTTTGTAAATCCTTTACGCCCAAGGCCGTGAACGCTGGTATGTGGATCAAGTCGATGATGCCATGCACAAAGCGGTATTGCTGGAGCCAGGGAACGCTTGCCCCCGTACCGGCGCACGTGGTGAATTTCAACGGGCGAATCGGCAATGTTGTCAATTCCTCTGCTTTGAATTTGTCGGCATAAGATACACCCAAGTCGTGCCAGCTTTGCATAATGTTCCCGTTCTGATTTAGTCATCTAACCAATGTTTTTCTTTTTTATCAGGTTTGATTAAATCAGATTGTGGAACAAAAAACGCTGGACGGCCACCAACTGGATCACGCCAATATTGTTGTTGTTTGCCATTTTTGCCATAAATATACCCATGAATTGTGTATTTTCCATTCACACCGGTTAATAGCCAATAACGTTTGTTATCTTTGTCGGCTGGGTGCAATAACAAACTGCCGTTTTCATACGTTGTGACCCTGACTTCTTCATCCTTTAAGTCATCCCCACCAGCTTCGCCTACGCCTTCCCAATGCACGTTTAAATGCTTTGCTAGGGCATATTCTGACAATGCGCCTTCTATCTGCTCACCCCATACGGTTGATACGTCTTTTCCATACATGGGCCTAGCGTTGCGTTTAAGAAATTGTAAATGTCTTACGCCGCCGGCATACACACCCATCATGATTTGTGGGTAATCTAATTCAATCTGTATAGGCATTAAACATTCCTTTAGCAATATCTTCTAACTGTTGGGAAACGTCTGTAATATCTATTGATATTTCATATGCTTTTTGAAAATCACCTTTGATGGTAGCGGCATGAAAATCTATCATTAATTTGTGCAATGCAAGGTATGGAGTTGAAAAATCAATCATTTAGTTAGTCTTTCAAGGTTACGGTTACTGGCTTCTTGCGTTCTCCACGCTTCAAAACGTAGCTTTGCCGCTTCTAAACGGTACTTCCACATTTCTGTTTTGTACGTTGCCGCACCAATAGCTTTGCAAAGTTCTTGATATTCTTGGCTGGCGTAAGCTTCACGTTCCTGGGCACCTAGGCTTTGTTCGTTTGATTTCTTCATCATGATTGAACGTAATGAATGGCGGTAGGCTTCCAACTCCGCCAACTCACCCTTGGCTTTGGCGTATTCAGGGGCAAATTCGTATAGGTAATCTACACAATCATTGGGATCAACTACCCGGCTATCTGCTTTCATTTTTCCATCCAAAATTTAATTAAGACGTGAAGAATTACGCCCCATACAAACACGCCAGTAATTAAAAGCAATAAAACAATTAATTCAATCATCGCCAATCTCCCCAGGCACCACGGTTGCCTTTTTTCCATTGATCATAAAAACTTCTTGCAAGTAATTCACGGCGGCTATCAAATTTAGGATTAAGAAAATAATTCCTAAAACCGGTAAGCCCAAACTTGGTTCGGTAAACAAGTAACTGCCTGACTTCACATTCATACCGCCATCTTTCCGATTTGTTGGGCAATTCGTTGGCGGTACTGTCCCATAGATTCCCCGGCGTAAGCATTTAATCCTAGTTCCCGGCCCTTGGCCAAAGTCAGTTCATCATTACTATACCAAGGTAATGAAGGCCGCTTTACTTCTTTAGGCGTCATATCCAATTCATCTTCCCACCGGCCCTGGTTAAGCCACGTGGTTGCATGGCATATGAAATCCATTTCAGTACCCTTTAGTTTCCAATAGGCTACGTGTTGTTCTATGGCTTCTACGGCCTGGGCTTGTTCATCAGCAGTCAAACGGTTAAACGCCCCCAGGGCGGCACGTTTAGCTACCTTCCTGGGGTAATGTTTCCAAAACTGTTCAAACATTATTTGCCCGTCCATTTAGCTACAAACTTTTTAAGCTTGGCGTATTCGCCTTTAGGCAATACAAAACTTGCGTATTCGTTTTCGCCTTCATCTTCTAAATCAATTTCATGCTGGGCACGAAATACAAGATGGTCAATGGTGCCGTCTAGGTCATCGTCATTGACTGTGTTTAATTTATAAAAATCTTTAAGGGCTTTTTCGTACATTTTGTTTTCCTTTTTTCACCACGATCACATGACCGTATATACATATTACTAAAGTAATCTTTAGTTGTCAACAATTATCTTCTAGTGATATACCCTAATATCTAATAACTGTTGTATTTATGTTGAATTGCTTTTTGGTGGACGAACCTAGCCCACCTAGGTTGCCTTAATAAGTTTTGCTTTTCGGAGCCACTTAACCCGTCAGTCGTTCAGGAAACCGGCACTAACTTCGCCACCGGCATATGCGTTATTACATTCCTTGATCCCCCAGTAACGCTTCTATCCTGACCGCTGGTGGTGGTGAATCCCCAATCAGAACGATGGGAACTGAACAATAAAAAAGGGCTTTAGGGGTAATTCTGTGATTGAACGGCTTGGGAAATACCTCTTATCTTATTTCCTAAACCCACAAAACTACCTCTAAAGCCCTATGGTATCGAGTGTTCAATTCCTCAATACAGTAACTATATCATAAAACTAAACCGTGCTTAACTCCGGCCAAATTAAAGCCCAGGTATCAGGAAAAAGGTCTTTTCTGCTTACTAAACCGTGGCTTTCACGTTCAATTGTTGCCGCTATTAGCATCAATGGTGCGGCTGGTATTGCGTTGTTGTTGCGCCATTGACACACCGCTTGGACCGTTACGCCACATAGCTTTGCTACCTTTGCTGGCTTGCCCAATAGGTCAATCATTTGTGCATCAGTCATTTATTTTTCCTTTTTTACTAAATATTACTTTACAACAACTAAATTTTACTTTACATTTGTAAGTACGGCAATGGTGCCGTGATAAATAAGGAGTTGACATGGACGAAATGGCAGAAGTAATGAATGAATTTGAAGAACGCCTTGAAATAGCGTTGGAGAATATTGAGCATGACTATGCAAGCCCGGACGATATTGCAGTAATTCGTGCGGCTTGTGGCAAACCAAAGCCAACAAAAAATCAGGTGTTAACAGAATTATTTAATGAATTTGGAACAATTTTTGGAAAATGAAAAAATGATAATTGCAAAACAAACCAGTTCCGGTAGTGACTTCAAACTACCACCAGC